TTTCCATCCATCGGCCTCTTTGGGGTCCGGCACATAGGCGTAAGCAGCCGAGGGGTATAGTTTCCCGTCTTCGGGCTTCATGGCCTCCTGTGCCTTCAATAAGTCCAGCACAGCGGTCGCCTCGGCCAGAGCCTCCTGTACCTTCTTCTCATCTTCGCCCTCGGACGATAAGAGCTCCTGGCAGAGTGCCAATATCTTCTTGATCCTGCCGGAATCCAGGAGTGCATTCCGCTTCCCCGTCTCCTGGATTATCTCGGCATAGACTTTCTGTAGGGATTCGACGGGTGTATAGACAGTTTGCCTCTTAACCTTCACCGGCTCACCCAGCGTGACCTTCCCCTCGGGGTCGATAACATACGGTGCCTTATAATCGACACCATCGTGGCGATAGATAATCTCAGCATCAAAAATGTCGACGATCCAGGCGCCCGAGGGATAAGCAGCTTCGGGAGAAGGAACTTTTAACTCCAGTGCACTCTGTAGAAGATTTCTCTTGTCATCATCAGACATAGATTCTTTCATTTTGGTCTCCTCAGCAGGCTCAAAGGTATAATCCTCAATATCATTATCCTTCAGCCACTTTTTAGCTTGGGCAGGAGTGAATTTATCCTTTGGGAAGCGATAGGCTTGAACGGTCATCGTAGTCTCACCCTTAAGTCTTCCCATCACCATTGAAACTCCATCTAATTCCTTCCGCCTGAAACTTTCAGGCTTAAACGCTCCAGGGTCTCTCACTCTTGCGCTATGTTCATTTTCGTATGGCATTATTTACCTCCATTGTCTTGAAATAGAAAGAAACCGCAGACCTTTTACAGCCTGCGGTTCCTCCGTTTAGCTTGGTGGCGACTCTGGAGGGACTCGAACCCTCATCTCCATCGTGACAGGATGGCGTGTTCTACCCTTTCCACTGCAGAGCCATTGGTGGCGGGTCAGAGAATCGAACTCTGTCCTCTGGGTTATGAAGCCAGTGGCTTATCCATTTGCCCTACCCGCGTTGATACCAAAATTCGTTCAGTCTATCCCTATTAACTCCGTTTAACATACTTATGATAAAGCTGCGTTATCTTCTTCTCTGGCATTAAAAACATATCATCGCCATGAACAAGTATCTCATAGTTTTTGATTGAATTGAGTTTTCCCTTTAGTTCCTTCAATGTTTGAGAGACACTTATCAATATGCCTATAGATACCATGAAAAGAATACCACTCAGAATCAATATTGATATCTCGGTTGCCATAAGGTTCCTCCTTAATCCAACTTGATTGTTCTTTCGACCTTAATCAGAGTCGGCTTGCCCGCTCTGAGCTGTATGCTAATTATACCATACTCAATCGGCCAGCTAACCGTTTCTAGCTGCCTCTTGAGCTCCATGTCTTGTGTGTTTTCGAGTTCAATTCTGTCCGTCATTTTATCATCACAGGAGCCAGCGCACAGCGGCAGTTAGGATGCGCAGGCGGCCTCATGTCTCCGCTGGGGAATGGCTTATCTATCGGAATGACTCCGACGTTCCCGTTCTCCTCGCATATCGGGCAGGGGTCGGTGACAATCCATTCCTTGCCGGTCACTCCGATGTCCTTTGCCCTGTCCATAAAGGCACTCTCCAGGGCATCACATGTCTCTGTCCTAGCAATAACTTTCGCTCGGACTCGGCTCATATCGGTAAACTGCTTCCGCAGGTCCCGGGATAACCCTGGTATGCCTCTTTTCTCTTTGATAGCCTTCTCGATTATACCCTTTACCTGTTCCCGGGTCTCATCATTCAATCCCTTGATAAGACTCGCTGTGTGCTTCTGTGCGTAAGCCATCGCCTGACGCATCGGCGGACCCTCATAATAGATGGGCATATCCGTGGTCTTGGTCCTTCCCCACTCCAGCATCTCGGCCGAGCCGCGGAGATAACCTGTAACCAGATGTCCGTTCAGCCTGGTGATTAACGTGTCCTGAAAGGTCCTCAAGATGGGCTCCAAGAAGTCATCAATGTCTGCTGGTAGTGTCATAGTCTTACCTTCTTGACCCTATCACCGTACAGATGCGCCTTTCTCCGGTCTCGTCTATTCATAGTAACTATCTTCCCCCCTGGGAGTCTAACCCGCTTGGTTGGCGAGGGATGAAATCGAGGATCAGGAATATCCTTGATAGACAAGTAATCAGTGCCTTTAGGACTATTCCGATGAAGCAACTTGTCATTCATCATTCCTGTTCCACGTTCCTATAGTAGATTTGCTCCAGGGCATTCAAGTCGATAGCTTGATTCAGTCCCTTGAAATACTGCGACAGCGACCTCTCCATCCGCTTCTCCAGTTTCTCGTTCTTCTCACTCGCAGGATTGGCGGGTATCTCGCTCTCTAAGAGTTTTATCGTCTTGTCCAGTTCGTCTATTAGCTCCATGATAAATCTATCCAGTGAGAGTAACGACGCAACCATGGTATAGCTCAGGCAAAGTCGTAGGATAACTATATTGGGCTTCCTCATGGACTTGTACCCAACCCACACCCCCACACCCATGACAGGTGGGACAGGTAGGGTGAAGGTACAAAGGTATATCTACATCGTGGTTACAAATAGTTCCCTTCCCTTGACACACTGGACAAGTTACTGCTTTCATTTAGCCTCCTTTTTCAATGACTCCCTGAATCGTCTTAGTTGCTTGGCTAGGGCCACGCCGGGATCGCTCTTCGCTTCCTTGCCTAGTTGCTCCAGCACCTCGTTAGCGTTCTGTACCCCTAGGATCATCAGCGCTTGCTGTTGGACATCCTGAGAATCGGTAAATTGAGGGAAGGTCTGACATAGAGTCGACATAGACTGAGCCATGGCAGCGGTCATCTCCTCGGAGATAGCGGGGAAGTCCATATCGACATATTGGTTATCCTCGTTGACCTTATTGTGAGTCAGGATAAGCTGGAAGATATCTTCATAGGCTCCTTGCCAGATGGCTTGATACGACTCGCACATCTTTTGTACCGGCAATTCAACCGTCTTAGCAGTCGCCAAATTGCCTATCGAGATATCGCCAAAATACTGCTCGGGCCAGCCCGTCCCCGCGGCGACTTGCAGTTTGATCTGCCTTCCGTCCTGGTAAGCCTGAGAGGCCCCGGAGTCGGTCTTGATAGGCTGTAGATCAGCGCCCTCATTCTCAACCTCCGTGGAGCCAGCCTTGATTTCTTTTTCATGCAGCTTGGCCTTCATTGCATCGACGGCTGCCTGTCCGCCTTTGGTCTTGAGCTTCCATGCAAACCTGGCTAACGCCAGCATAATGGCCACCCGGGATGCCAGGAACTTGCGGTATAGTTTGATCCATTCCAAGACGGGCATAAGATAAGAATTGCCTCTTTGCCCGAGGTCGTTAATGGCCAGATGATAAACCAGGGCATCATCATTCTTCTGCACGCTCGTTCCTGCGGCATCCTTGCAGGCTTCATTCTTTATATTGGCGAATGAGCGATAGTAGGTTATGCTTGATTTCCCCTGCACATCGACCCATTCCCGCCTGTAATATCGCACATTCTCTATATCATCCGGGTCCGTAATGAATTCCTTGATTTCCAGAGGATCAATGCGCCTTATAGTAGCCTGTCCATTAGAACCCAGGAACACCGCAAGGAATATCTCGCCGTCTATGAGTAGTTTATCCGATGATTTACGCTGTCCTTTGGCTGAGAGCAGAGCCTTATTATTCGGCGAGTCCCAGAAGGTTTTTAGTATCTTCTTGGCCGGCTCGTCCTTCATATTCCATGTTACCCCGGTGCCGAAGGAATAGTCAGTCATCAGAGCTACGGCTCGTCTGCACAGCGGGTCCTTCAATGAATAGAGCCTGGCTTCCTTGACAGCCGTTATGCGCTCCGCAGGCGGGATGACGTTAGCGGTCATTGCCGATAGGTTCATCCAGCCCGCATCTTCGAGCTTGAGCACATCCTCGACTTGCTGCGTGGCTTCTCTCAGTATCTCATCGAATTCAAATAAGGTCGGCATATTATCTCCCTACTTAGGTTTACCCCTCTTGTGCTTCCTGTGCTTCCTGGAGAAGTCGTAGCCTCTGCTACTGAGACAGAAGTGAAATGAAGGCAATCTGACATTCTGAATAGCCATTGCTCCCGCCAACGCTGCCATGAGATAAAGACTATTCTTCATTCTCTTATAATCCCCTTCCTGTTGAACAGGATATACCAGCAGAATCGCCAACGGGTTATCCAAGACCATTTCCTGACCTCGTTGGCATATTCGAGAAAGTTTCGTTTAGTGTATTTCCTGACCTTCTTCGCTATCCTGCCATTCATATCGTATCCAGCCCGAATGCCTTCATGGTATCGTAGATTACAATCTGTTCCTCTTCCTGTGGTTCCAGCTTTCCCACGACTCCGTATCTCCGGCCGTCCATACCGTGGCTCCAGAGATGCGTTGTTTTCTCAGTCAGCTTGCCGTTCTTATCCTCGATGTAGCGGAAGTTCCTCTGTTCCTTTATACAATTCAGAGAATCGGCAGTCCAGTACTGGTTATACTGCCTGACCTTTTGATGCCCAAATTCAACGCTCCCAGGCCCCTTAGAGCACGGTTTGATGTTATACCCTCGCTGGTAGATTTCCTCTATAGATTTAGGTTCAGCACTATCGGCGAGTATCTCGTCGAAGTGCTTGAGGACTCCGAGTTCTTCCATCCTGTCCGCTATATCCTGGTTGGTCAGGCCCCGTTCATAGATCAACTCTTGCGAATACAGGCTATCCCCGATTATCACATTCCTTATCAGGGCGGTCACATCGGTCGAGAAGCCGAAGTCCAGGCCATAGAAAACATCGCCATTAGGTAACTCATTGACCTGATTGAAGACGGGGTAGACAAGCCCCTCAATCTTGCCGAGTCTACCTTCAAGGTAGATATTAGCCCAATTCGGGTCCTTCTCGCCGGTCTTGAGGATCGTCCGAATTACCTCGGGGGATACTACATCAAGGGCATCGCGGTAAGTCGAATGAATATAAGCGTTCTCCGGCTGCCCTAGCCATTGTTCATGCGCCCAGAACTCAGACACCGGATTCCAGTCGGCGAAGGTGAACCTTGATGTCCTGACATCCAACCCTCTGGCCGTCTCCCAGGGGATGTTGTTCGCTTCGTTCAGAAAGAGGATGTCACGCCGCGGCCCACGAACCTTGGCCGGCTCATCAGCCCCGAAGAACTCTATTACTGACTTCCCAAACCTGTATTGTTGCTCTGTTTTATTATACCGGGGATTATTTTCAAAAGGCTCATTGATTATACGAAAGAAGTCCCTTATCGCCCCTCGCTTTAGATGGGGCAAGGATTCACTCACTATGGAAGTTGTCAGTGGCTTCTTGGCTTCTTCCGCTATGTAGATTAAGAGTTGAAGGATTGACCACGTTTTGCTCGATGCAGTCCCACCCTCATTTAATGCCCTTCTTTTCCTACGCTGATAAGCCGAAAGGTTATCATCAAATACTCTAGTCGTCAGCAACTGTGTGAGGCTCAATGCCTTGTGCTATCTCCTCTAATAGTTTTTTGGTGTTCTCAGACCTGACAATTATCTCTAGGTGCCTATTATCTATGTTCACTGTGGCACCATCTTGATAAATCTTATCCATCTTATTCAATAGGTCGATCGCCTTCATAGGATCGTGAAGTTTCACGGAAGTGTGAACTGTGGGCTTGGAGCCGTCATCGTCATATTCAGTCCGGGAATGTATCTCTTGAATGGCTCCGCCGTGAGGCGTCTCTTCTCCGATATTCACCCAAGAGCCGTCTTGCCCTAGTTCCATGAAGTCGGTGAGTTTGGCCCGGGCTATACCGGTGAGCCTTTGTTTCCGCTCCATGACCTTCATCACCGAGTCATCCTCAACCCTTTGCCGTAGTTCCTGAATACGAACTTGGATTTTAGTATTATTTAGTAGCTTGGGGGTATTGTTGGCACAATACTTAGGTGAATAGCCAGCTATCAGGGCCGCTTCGGTAGCATTGCCCAATTCAAAATACTTGACACAGAATGTCTCCTGCTTTTGCGTAAGTCGTTTTCCCATGTCATCCTACAAGCCTCTCGATCAATATGCCTATGATCAGACCCCACGTCAGCCGGCCGAGTGCCAGACCGAACTTGTAATACCACGCCTCGCGTGCAAGTATGGAATAAAAGTCCGTGTCCTTATAATTCTCTGTAGTCTCCTGGATCGTGGGGATCTTCTCCTCTCTATTAAGGGCGGCACCATCGCCCCACCCCGAGGCGATCATGTGCCATTCGTCCCACGACAGTTTCAGCCCTTCCCAGGCACTCTTCAGGCTGATCACTTGGCTAACTTCTTAATGCCCGTACCTATGACGGGCAAGCCCAGGATGCCAGCGAAGATACCACCGGCTGAATAGGCGAAATTCATCTCGCCTAGTGCAAGTGCCACTATGCAAATGCCTGCCGAGCCAATTAGCCCTGCTACTTTGACTGCATCGTTCATGTTAACCTCCGTAAAGTATTTCTGATTATGCTGAAAGGCGGGAAGGCACAGCCCTGCGGCTCTCCCCCATTGCCTGATATCTGTTCCAAATAATAATCGAGCAATTCAACATCCAGCGGGGATGCTTCGCCCATCCAGGCGTTTCGGTTATCGACGATCCCATACGCTTCGTCTACCCGCGCATCCCAGAACTCCCAGGACATCGGCTGCTGCCTACCCCAGGTTGTGCAGGTTATCCCCAGCTCATCCGCTTCGTAGACATGAAGATAAACTCCATGCCCGCCCCTAAACTCGCCATCATTGCCCGTCAGATGCCACGGCTCATCAGCGTTGAATTGGTCAATGTCTTTCTGATAGACGCGCATCCCGAGATTCACGCCCCCGAGAAGGTGGATGCAATGACGGACCTCGTCGTGGTTCTTCCAGTCCACCGAGGCAAAGGCATAGATCGTGTAGTTCTTACCGCCGACCGGCCAACCTGCGTTTCTCCACTTATTCAAACTCAGGAGAAGAATCAGGCCCCGGTCCGCCCCACCCGTTTGCTCGAAGTATTCGTCAATGACCTCCTGGTCCGTGATGTCTATCTGTGTTCCCTGCTCGAATTTCTCGAACCTGAAAGTCTGATGGGCCTGTGCCGCAATGACGCAGTTGCCATACTGGTCGTTGGCAAACATTCGATTGTTATCTATCCCGCCGAGAGCCTCATCCACGTCATAAGACGAAGGCAACGGGGGCAGTAATTCCTTCTTAATAATAGACGATAGCCGGATGGTCCTTGCGTCTATTTTTGCCGGCAGTTTGCCGAGTTTTAGGTCTATCATATATTCCCCTTAACGAGAGAAGCCTGGTTTCCCAGGCTCCTACACATAGTTGATCCGCTGTTGTCAAGTATAAAAAGTCAGTCGGTTTTTGTCAACTCTTGGCTATGGTCCTATCACATCACTCTCAAGTTGGACGTCACTTCAAGCACCACGTTTTACGACATTTTTATCGCTTTTCCCATGGTATCTCCTGTCCTTCCCCCATGCCGAAAAGCTCCGATCCTTCCGCCTCCATCCCTTGACATACATCAGCACTTCCCAGGCCTCATCATCCAGGGTTTGCAGCGTCTCACCGGCTTTGCATTGAGCCACTAAGAGCTTCCCCTGAGTATTTGTTGTTTCTAGCCTCTTTTCGACCTCAGCGATTATAAGTGCCGGCTTCACAAAATAGCCCTCTTCACTGATTTGGTGTTTTCTCGGTTCTTCCAACGCACTATACCGGGGAGGCCACTTCCCAGCATGTAAATAGTCGGAGTTTGCCAGAATCCAAACAACTTGAAATGGACAAAACCTCAAGTGTGCGAATAGATAACCACCTTCTGTGCCTATGCAACTCCGCCAGTCCTTGCACCGCCGGCAGTCCAGGTCAGGCATATTTCTGCTTACCTCTCTTGTGGTTTCGATGCTTGTTAGGGATTTGGTTATAGCTCCTGGTATTGCCAGTCAGGTGTAAATTGAGCCACCTAGACTGGCAAGCCGCCTGCACTGCCGCCACCATCGTCATCAGACTTGTTGTATTCAATGCCCCCTCGGCTTCTGCCGCATCAGCTTGTCTATCTCCTCTAAGTCCTCAATCTTCGTCTCCCATTGAATCGGTTGGTCACCGCGCTCCGGTGGTATGAACTTCTTGCCGAACTGTAATTCGTAATACTCGACCAACTTCTGCTGGTCACCAAGCTTTAAGCAATGCCACAAAGTAGCCATCGTCGTAACAAAAAAAGAGGTGAACCCCCAGGTTTCCCCGGTAAAGCTCGCCTCCAGTTCCTATGCTGGTCAGCTGATTTAGCTTAGCTTTTTATCCATTGCTACTATTCTATCAAATCGCACCAATTCGGTGCCGAGTCCATCTTCAGTAACTACTACGACTTTCATGGGCTGCCCATCCACAAACTCAAGTTCCTTAATCCTGCTATGGGGATGGTTCATCCCCCAATCCAACAGGGCTTTTTGTGCTTTGGTGAGCTTGCAGTCTATCAGCTTTACGCCGTCAAGCATTTCGCTCCCTTATTTACGAAGCAGGGTGAGAATCCTTTGGCGACAATGCTCAAAGCCTATTCTTCGTGGGTTAAATCCTGTGTCTTGCAGAAATCTATTTTCAGGATACGGATTCTCCACCTTCTCTATCTCCCCGCTTATCAGGGAGAGGATTTGGTCTTTTAGACACTCGCCGCATAGGGGATTCCTCACGAAGGGGCTATAATGCTTACCACCCTGCTCGTATGGCGAGTATGGGCAATCTTCCTTGCGTGGTCGCTTCCGGATTAGCTCATCTATCTGTTCTCTCATTTCACCCCCTATATTTAGTGTTTTCTCAGCTCGTCAAACCACTACATGTAGTGTCTTGATGGAGTTCCAGACAGTAGTGCTCGGACATGGTAGCCGGCTCCTCAGAATCCTTGCTATCTCCTCGAAGTCGTCAGGTTTCCATAGATAAACCTCCTGGCCACACGCTGTCAGTTCGTCCAGCCATTCTCGCTGACTGTCCGATACCTTGCCCTTCTCGGTCTTGAGCTCAGCATAGATCACGCGCCCCCTCACCTGGCACGCGAGAACAAGATCAGGAAAGCCCCGCGGGGAATGTATGCTAGTCCAGGAGAACGACATCTTCCATCCGAAGAGCTTGGCCAGGTCCCGGACTTGCTCGCGCAGGTCGCGCTCGGTGACTACTATCCTGAAGGTCTTTCTTATTACCATTCTTAGCTATCGAGTCGGGGCATCTCCTGTCTTAATAAGAATCCCCCCAATCCGTCATATTCTCCTGTCATTCTTGCCCAATCTGGTATAAGCCCTCGCTCTGTTTCGTGCCAGAGTAATGGCCTCAAGTTATCCTTCAGGAACACCCGGACGCGGGCCTTATCCGCGGCCTCGACGATCTCCTGGACCCACTCAACCTTCGGCAGCTTGTCGGGCTTTGTCTGTGCACCGATGATGAGCCAGTTCAATCCACGAATACGAAGGTCGAAGAAATTAACTCTATCCAGTAATGGCTCAACACTGATGTACTTTATCTTCGCCTCTATTCGGTCAAGGTATAGATTAGCCCTTTGGAACATCTCGCCATTAGTAGCCGTCACCCCGATAAAAACATTTGGCGGGAACGAGCTCCACCGGGCGAGGTTCTGAGGCTGCTTGGTGAGGAAGATGAAGGTGTGCTCGGGGAAAAGCATGACCTTCTCGAATATATCCTCCATCCAGTCAGTGCGAATCCAATCCCCAAATAACTCCATTGTTGAACCAACGAATATCCGAGCTGGCTTTTCAGGATTGGGGATATTCAACATCCCTGCATAGCGTATCTCAGGATTCCACTTGAACCGCTGGTACATTCTCCGGGCATAACAGTAAGGGCAAGCCACCGGGCAAAGTCCTTTGACCGGATTTATCGTGTACCCCAGGCTGCCATCGGGATTCTTGACCCACTCGATCTTTGTCTTGTTCATTGCTTAGTCCTCCTTTCGTTGCCCTATCTCTGCGTTACAGAGGAATTTCAGCTTCTCTATCGGCTCCCGGTAGATTGCTCTTTCTCCGCCTTTGCAGCGTTATGCCGAGCTATCATCCGCTCATTCTCCGCATCGATCTCGGCACACTCCTCTGGCGTATATTCTCGGCGCTTCTTTCGCTTCGCCTCTCGATAGGGCTTCTGCCGGTCATACTCAACATCCTTGCCGAAGCGTTCCCAATTCTTCAAGATGCCGGCCACATATACCCAGGTTTTCTTATTGCGTTTTACCCCTTCCCGGATAGCGTCGATGACCCATTGGGCGGTAAATCTGATAACGGCAAGCTCAATCTCGTTCTCCATGTCCTCGCTGAGAGGCCCGATAGTCCTTTCGTAAGCCTCAACAACATCTTCTTTTGATAAACTACTACTACCTTCTTCTTCTCTTATCTCTTTCTCTATTCTCTTATCTCTTTCTCGTGTTGTACTTTTGGTTGTAACTTCTGGTTGTAACTTTTTGTTACTACTTTCGGGCGTGTTATCACTCGTATCTTGAGGCTGGCGGTATACCCTTTGCCTGTTATACTCTGACTGGTATTTTGACCAGTTTATGATGGCAATTATGTTGCGGTTTTTGACGCAGACCCTATCGGTTTGTATGAGTTTTTTCTTGCAGGCCACCCATTTTTGAACAGAAATTTGCAGCAGGTCGGCTAATTGTTTGTCCAAAAATCCCGCCTGGTCGGTTATTTTTATCTCCCCGGAATCACCATACTTACCGGAGCCGGCCAATACCAAGAGGTCAACCCAGATACCGCGGAGCTCCGGCGTTTCATCCCGGATAGAGCCGTTCAACCAGCGGTCGCAATAGATTTTTATCCAGGTTCTACTACCCATTTGGGATACCTCTCATCATGGCTAACTCCTTCTTTAACCTTTGTGCCTCATGTTCGTTTTCCTGGGGAAGACTCGTATGATCATGTCGCTTTGAACACCAAAATATCTTCCTTATTGAGCACCGGCGCGTCAGGATACTTCTGCCGATAAATGGTCCGCCAGAAGGATTGACTCGTGAGTTTCCGATAGTGCCTTTCAACGAACTGGAAGCCGGCTTGCTCGCAGAGTTTTATCGTGTCGAGGTCCAGCCGGATCTCCTGCTTCTCCCGGATGAAGTTCTTGGTTACCAAGATCATCAAGCCCTGGGGCCTCAGCGCACGGCAGCACCCTTGATAAACCTCTAGCATAGCGGAGAGATAGGATTCACCCTTGAGGTTACCGATGTTGTCAGGTCGTGAGCTGTAAAGGTTTTCTGTAAATTGCCCCATACTGGGTTGCTTATGCTCTAAAGCACATTTTGTTGCCTTCCCACCATGCCCTCCACCTTCCTCATACGGCGGGCTTGTAATTACACAGTCTATGTTGCCATAGGGGAGATTGCCCAGGTTGCTCGGGTCCGCTGAATATCCCTCTCCCACTGAGGGATGGTGTTCTCGCCCATACCGTGCTGATGTTGGGTCATTAGCAAGACGTTCCCAAAACGGAGAACGGCTATTACCACTGGCACCTGTCTCCGCATAAGGTGGCGAGGTCATAATGACATCGGCTAATTTGCCGTAAGGGAGATTGGCTATATTCTCTGGGTTTGTCGGGTTGTTATCTTCTCGATTCGCCCAAGCTTTCCTACCCTTCATGCCTTTACTTGTAAGGTCTTTTAGGCCGTGCTTTTTATCAAACTTCGCCTCACTAAAAGGCGGCGACGACACAATGACATCGGCTTGGTAGCCACGACTAATACTCAAGTCGCCGTGCTTCGGGTATTGCCCCGACTTCTCCCTGTCATAACTAGCCTCTTTGCTTCTGTCCCTGGCTGCCGTGTCCGCATAAGGTGGACTCGTAATCACCACATCGGCCAGCACACCAGGCAGCTTCCTGGCATCGCCTTGCAGGATCGTCGCCGTTCCCATTGAGTAGCCCATCTCGGGACCCAGGGTTTGAATCTTAGTCCAGTTGTCATTCTGCATCTGGACAAACTTGGACTCCAGTTCAACCATAATGACATGCCTCCCCATTGTGCAGGCTATGAGTAGCGTCCCCTGGCCAGCCATCGGGTCGAGTATCACGTCCCCGGGCTTGGAATACTTCTCGATTAACCAGCGCTGCAAGGGCAACATCATCTTAGCGGGGTGAGCGAATGAGCCAGCGCTGAAGTATTTGTCCCTATGCTTCTTATCTGCTCCGAAAATTATCTCTACCATTTACCTGTTGTTGCCTTATTCGGTCTCCTCGCCGTCGTAATCTTCACAGTTACGACACACGCTGCTCGACATTCCGCCGAGTACGCCGATCACGGGAAGGCCCGGGATCTTCCTCTTGCCCATGACCTTGAACGTGTGTCCCCGCTTGCAAAGGACAGTGCTGCCGGCCACGATGCCATTCAGGCAGTCGTAGGTCAGCCGGCGCTTCCGCCGCGCCTCCCTCCTGAGTATTGTGAGCTCGTTCACTTTGGGTCGCTTAAACCACTTGTCGCTTATCATTCAGCTCGTCTCCTCTTCCATTCTCAAAGGTATGTCAGCCTCAATCTTTAACGTGAAAATCCCAATTCATGTACTTGCGCAGTGCCTGGGTTATGTCATGGTCACCGTATTGTAGGATCTCATCGACCAACAGAGTTTTATTGTTTCCGAGGGCTGCGGCCCAAATTCGTTGCAGGTCACTTTCTGTTTGCTCAAGCAAGATTGCCCTGAGCTTCTCTCTTGTCATGTCGGCCATCTTATTCCTCCCCTTACATTGTTTCAGGAATGTTTCACTACTCGGCGGGGCGGGTGAGACCGAGGACTTCTCACCATATATCGACCTAAGCCTCATTGCCCCAGTCTGCGGTGGGTTTCCTCTGTTCGCCCCGCCAAGTCCGGTGCTGGCTCGGTTAGGTTTCACTTCGTCTCAAACTACCGATATATTTCCCTTCCGTTAGGGGAGGAGACACCAGCACTCTGCCAGCCAGCGAGCATACCCTAAAGCGAATCCTCGCAGTTCTGTCCTAACCTCACGATTTCGGTGGCTGGGATTATTCAGTTATTAATGCCCAGATGGTCTGCATTCTTTTGTAACTACCGCACCATGAGCTTGGGCAATGTGCTCTTCAAGATACTTAATTCTGTCTCTGAGACCAGCATTTTCCTTTCTTAGTACCTCATCCTCCTTGCACATTTCCACTAGTTGCATTGTTGCCTTGTCCTGTGTCTTGTCCTGTTGTCCTTCGTCCATTTATACCTCCTTGAACTTACTGAATTTCATCTACATCTAATGCTCCGCGGTAGCGGGCGGTGATGAGTCCCCCACTACCATCAAAAAAGGAGAAGAAAATGAAAAGGTGGTAGTAGTCATTCTCGGTTAGCCGCCTACGGCTGCCAGCTCCTCTGCCTGGTCCGGCATGTCCAGGGATAACTGAGCGCTGCCAAATGTAACCTCTACGTCATGCCCTGCTCTCAAGGCATAAAGCACCGTCTCTAATCGTGCCGGTGTGCCCTCGTATTCTATCGTGACTGAGGTCATCAGGTGGCGATCGACGACCTCGCCTTCTACCTTCTCCTCGACCATCTTGACCTTTGCCTCTAGCTTGCTCGTACTGACCGTTGCTCTAGTGTCAGCCATGGTTCCTCCTTCTATCTTTGGTTTATATTGGTTAATAATATGGTCAAATTCACCCTTCTTAACCCCTTTGGCAATACACCCCATACATATCCCGCTTTGAGTAGCCCCACCTTTCCCACATCGTTTGCACTTAGCATCCAGGTTCACCCTAAACTCGGCTTCAGCCATCGGTTCCCCCTGACTCTTCAGGTTCGCCTTCCTCAAATTGCTCACAGTCGCAACCTTCAGCGAGACATTCTTGCTCACCCTCTGGAGCATCCATAGCGTGTTCTTCTTCGATATGGCCGCACTTACAGGTTCTAAAAAGCTCCACTTTCAGCCTCCTACATAAACCGGTTTGCCTGTTGTCTCCTGCACCCTTCGCTTGAACAGATCTGCGTCAGAGTTGTTATCGCTCAGATGTAGCAGGTAGATCTCTTCGACCGTGCTCAGGTTGTTTGCACGCATTAAATCACACAAGGTTTCGAGTGCCATATGTGAGCTTAGTAATCTAGTTCTCATTGCCCTGGCTACCACTCCCTTCTTTGTGTTCTCACGTAAAATATCCTCTGAGAAATTACAGCCTATCGCTATGGTGTGAAGATTGTTGAAGCGATATTTTAGGTAAGGAGTATCTATTGCAAACAAACATCGTTCCCCCACCTCATTTGCCAAGAGAAAACCAAGATTGCCATCGATGTCATGCGGTGTGTCGAATGGCATTACCCGCCATGTCCCCAGTTTAACTTGCTCTAATGGTCTTAAGACATGAACCCTGTGCCCAGTCAAACCAAGGTGACTGATAGTTTCCTCCGATGCCCAAAAATCTATGCCTGCTTTGATTGCTCCCACTGCCCCTCTAGAATGGTCTGCATGGGAATGTGAGCATAAAATTGAGTGAATAGAAGACGTCTTGAAATTCAATGCTGCTATCGTGTCTTGCCAAGATAAACCGCATTCGAGCATAAGTCTGGTCTTACCATCTGAGACAGTATAGAGATTGCCCTTACTACTACTCTTATAAGATTGAAAGTCGACCAACTTCGGCCTCCAATGTTTTTACTTGCTGCTTTAGTTTTTTGACTTGCCCTTCAAGTAACCGAATGGATTCTCTTAAAGTGTTTTCAATGATACGGGGGCTATGATATTGTGTCATTGTAAGAAATAGATTTTCAGGGTATCTATTATCTGCCTTAACCCCATTTTTATGGTGGATTATCTCCCACTTTTGTAAGCATCTGCCTAAAGCCTGGGCTACTATGAGCCGATGCTCAAAAACATACCCTCTAGAGTTCGTCATCGGATAAAAGAAGTCATCATGGGAGAGCCAAATGTGGATATAGCCCTGCTTTGTTTTCTTGCGACCACCTTTCCATGTAGGGCTTTTATTACCCCTTGACCTTTCACTTTGTTCAGCTTTATATTCTGGCGTATTCATAGCACATGGATGGCAGAGCACACTCACTGGTTTATCCTTGTGTATAATTACCCATCGTTCCTTGCCGCAACCCTCGCAAGCCTGCCAGATAAATCTATAAGTTCCTTTATGCCCTATTTCCCTTGCCCTTCTGATTTCTCCCAATTCCGGCATCACACTCTCCTAAAAAGAAGCCCTCTCTAGAATCCTGGTTTATTCTCATAAGCAGCTCTGATTCTTACATAGCAATCTGCCGGGCTTTCCGTTATCTGTGTGTGGCTAGAAACTCCGAGCTCGGCCAGCACTTGTTCTTTCTCCAAACGGAAGTCGTCGTGACATGCGTTCAACATAGCTGCTATTGTTACGAGGCTCGCAGGATTACGGCTCGGCTTTGGTGCCTTCGGCTTTGGTGGCTTCTCCACGACAATCTCTACCGGTTCCTCGACAATCTCCCCGGTCTCCGGGTCCGCGGTGCCTGGATCCACGTCAAGCATTTCCTGATTGCCCTTTTCCTCGATCTCTTCCTTCAGTTCAATAACAACTAGCTCTTCGTCCGAGCGGTTGAAATGCTCCAGGAATAGATTAGAGTCAGAGCTAGAGTTGATCAGGGCCTTGCATGCCCGGTTGGTTACGGTGCGCTTCGCCATTTCTTCAGGGAATTGGGAATGTGGTGAATCAGGCGACTCCGGGTGCGCCTTCGATTTAGTCCATGCCTTCTTGATCTGCTCAATGGTCATAATCTCGGTGAACGTCGGCTTGCCGGTGTTGAACTCAATCACACAGTAAGCGGCCACGATAGCCCCTGGCTTGATATTCTCTAGCTTCTGCGTGTGCGTCACTACATTCTTCCGGTTGTGAGAGATCGCATATTTAAACTCGTCGTCTTCATAGACGACCTCTGACCAAATGTCGCTTGCCCCCGCTACCCTCTGAGCCACCGCCATGGTGCCGAAGTAACTCCGCTGGCACATCAGCTTTTTCCCGTATGCGATGAAGTAGCACTGGTCCTTGCCCGGGTTCAATCCCTGGACGGCCATGTCGAGAAGGGCATTTGCTATACTCGCCTGGGTACATGCCTGGAGAACCGGGAGCTTATCCTTATCGACTGTTTCCTGGAGCGCCAGCCATGCCGACTTTAACGCGTTCTCGACGCTGTAGTTCGCGGGTAGTACCAGCTCCCTCTTGTCCGTGTACTCTCGCAACTGTGTACTCACGAGTGCCACCATGTCATAGGGCTTCCCTACTGTCGTGTCCTTTTTGTCCTGTCCTGTTTCTGTCATTGTGTGTTTCCTCCCTTTTGTTATTTCTCGGTCTCGCCTGGCAAGAGACTCCAGTTATCGACTCTATTTCTCGGTCTATATCGCTTAACCCACTTCATAGATTCGAGACCTATCCTAGTTGCTTTTTTGGAAAGGTGAATAGGGCTAAGGGATTGAGTTTCTATGGCCTTTTCGTATTCCTTGATTGCTACTTCTAGTCTCATACTCCCCCCTTTTTATACCGCTATAGCTTCTTTTGCTGCTTCGATTCTCAGTACCTTGTCGGCCTCGCTCACATATAGCCTGATTTGCTGCCCCGTCGTCTGTAGCAACTGTGTGACTGCCTCAGCGTTATCTATCCATATCGGAGCGACAAATTGGTAATGCTCGCTCAGGGTGTTGATAATGTCGAGCCCGATGTTTATTCGTGCCGAGTTATTAAGCGCCGAGCTATACGGAATTCCGAGATACATTGATTGGCAAACTTCCTCGACCCCACCGTTCACTAGCTGATCGAATAACTTAAACCTTGCCATATCGAAGCGGCTATTTATCCTGTCCTCGAGCAGACTGACCTTTGTTCTAACAAACTGCTCGGTGAGGTATAGTTCCCTATCCAGCCTCTCGAATTCCTCAGCCAGCGTTCTTTCCTCAGACTTCAATTCCTCAATGCGCTGTAGGCCGAGTTCGCGCTGGTAGACCTGAGCTATTGTTGATTCAAACTCGGCTATCCTTGCATCCAGGGCAGTGAGGCTCTGTCTCATGGCCTCAACCGCCTCCGTGTTACCAGCCTTCAGCTTTTCAATGTCCAGCTCTATGTCGGTTTTCCGTTGTGTCAATTCAACATAAGCGGGGTCGGCGGGCAGTTCTGCTCCTTTACTCTCTAAGGTTTTGATGGTAGCCCTGGCGTCGTCAATCTCTTTGTTCAATTTAGTGAGACGCGCTTCGTCGTTTGTATTGACCAGTTCAAGTTGCCGAATCTCGCTGCGCAGCTCCTCAATCCTTGCCTTAGCTGAAGTTCCCTCGGCAGTAATTGATGTTAGCTTACTTGCCTTCTCCAGATTAAAGGCAGTCGTGGCCAGTCCCCTGGCTGCCTCTACATATTCCGGCAGTAATAATTGACCACACGCAGGGCAGGAATCGGAGTGTTCAAAGGTAAAGGTTTTAGAGTTGGCTATACTCCAAGCCTGGCGAAACTCAACGAGTCTAACTTCAAACTGTCTTATGAGCCCCTGGCACTCTTCTATCTGGCGCCCATGCATCGCCATAGCGGAACCAACCTTTGCCCGTTCATCCTCTAGCTTTCTCAATACTACCTTCGCCGCTTGCGCTTCATTGGCTGTTTTTGTCCGCTGTTCAATCTCGGCCTTTAATATCTCGGCCTGAACCACCCTTAGCTCCTTTGTCGCTACTGCCACTCCGCCGCCGGCTTCGAGATTTGCAAGCTCCTGGGCCTTCGCGGTGCGCACCCCTCTCGACTCCTCGAGCTCTTTTCTCAGGCCAGTCGCATCGATGACCTCGGGCAATCCCCGCTGAACCTCACTGATGCGCACAGGGATCGTCTCTATATTTTTGTTGATCTCTGTGCGCCGGGCCGCTATGACCTTGCGGTGGTCCTCGAGCTTCCGGCCATTTAGAATCTCAGGTAGTTTTGCCAGCTTAGAATCAGCGGCTATCACGTCAGCATCACTCAGGTCGCCGCATACCTCCAGGAGAATCCTTCGGCGTTCCTGCCAGTGCAGCACTTCGTTGAAATGCCGGGGATTGGTGAGTAGCCGGAAAGCGTCCTCATCTACGATGCTGGCGATCCTGGCCTCGTACTCATTCCGCTTAACAGGTACACCATCGAGGAAGTAGTTTGTGCTGTGGCCGGTAAATAGCTTCTCAGCAGAGCCTCTCCGCTTGGTCCATGTCTCGCAGTAGACTTTTCTTAGATTGAGTTGGCATCCGTCAAGTTCCAGCACACCCTCAACCTCATGCTCTAATCCGTGGATCGGCTGCCCGTCTGCTCCGAGTGTCTTGATTTCAAAGTCCTTCCGGTTGGCCGAGTCTTTGTCGAACAGGAGCCAGCAGAAGGCATCAAAAAGAGTTGTTTTACCGGCAGCATTCTCACCATATATAGACAAACTATTGCCATTAGATTCCACAATAAACTTACGAATGCCCTTGAAATTAGTGAGTTGCAATCGCTGCAATTTCACGCTTACCTCCTTTAATGGGATAAGTGAAAGCTTTTTCAATATCCCAATGGCTAAGTCTATAGCGGAGCAAACTTGATCCAATCCCTAATATGTCGCTCCACTCAGCTAACGTCTTCATTTCTCCGCGAAAGGTGATCGGATGATTGTTGCTCTTATTTCTGGATTGGGTCGATGTAGACACCCACCGGCAGTTCCCCGGCTCATAATTGCCGTCGTTGTCTTTGCGGTCAATGCTGAGATTGTCTTCGTATCCGTTCATCACTGCCCACCAGTGGAAATATCGAAACGTCAACCACTCTTCACAGATTGTGACCCCTCTCCCTCCGTATCTCTTATAATCATCGGTGTTGGGGTCAAAACATCTTTGCTTCATCCTGACCCAGATGTTATAGAGACGAGCCTTGTTGCCCCTTTTGGCAAAACCGTGCTTCGTATTGCGCCTCAATAATGCTTGCATCTGCTTGCCAGTCCTCATCGGTTTCCTCCCTTAACTAAACCTCATTCCTTTCCGTCTCTTTTCTCTTTGGTCCGAATTGCGAGTCGATTATGCGCAACATCAGTAGGCACGAACCGAGCCAGCCAATACCGATGCCCCCAATCAACATCCCCACCATCTCTATTGTCATTTGTTTACCTCCCTCGTAATGCTTGCCGGGCGACCTTCAGGATGTTCTCAAGTGTTACCCCTGTCTGCGAAAATCTGGCTATGACTTTCTTGTGTAGCCTGAGTTCCAGGACATGATCATCCTGTTCGACACTCAAGCCTTGCTGTTTCCATTCCTCGGTGATACAATTTGGATTTATCAATTCCTTTACCCCCCGGGACCAGAAGTGATGAGGTCACCCCTGGTCCCCTCTTGTATTTGCTTATGGCCGGTGGACCTCCGGCTTAGAGTTCCTTTTTCTCTGCCAATCTGCCTCTGTCATAGCCAGCCATAATTGCATTACAAAACCATCCTAGAACATCATCCACCTCACATTGAGGAAATCGCTTGCAGAATTCCTCAGACCATCGCTTCCCATCCATTCCCATAGTAGTTAGTAGATTCTCTTTAGCTTCCATATTCACCTTCCTTCTTGTCATCGCTTTATTACCTTCCCTGACTTTCAATTCCTGTGTAGCCAGGACACTAATTGCCATTCCTCTAAATCTCTCTCAAAAATGAGATAGTCAACATCTTCAGTCCCCAGCAACACAACGAGGCCAGTCAAGATAGTG